CCGGCCCATGCGGCACCTATGAGATGCGCCCACATCCAGTCACGGGGATTCCAACTCGCCAAGGACCGCTGGTTCCGCTGCCTCGCAGCGCAGCCCTGATGGTGGACACCGTACGGCAGGTGTCGCTCGCCACCAGCGAAAGCGACTTCCGCGCGCGCTTCCGCAGGTATTACAACCTTCCATCCTGAGGACAACGCGTAATGCGTTGAAAAGGCGTGTGAATTCGCAATCACAAACGACGGCAAGCGTGCGCAACGCACAAAAGTTGCCTCGGGGTATCCGAAACCATAACCCCGGAAACATCGAACACAGCGATCGCAACAAGTGGCAAGGACTGACTGACCCTCCCATAGAGCCCGAGGGACGCTTCGCTCGTTTCTCCTCGGCAACGTTCGGTATCAGAGCGCTTGCCGTTCTCCTGATCACCTATCAGGATCGACACAATCTGCACACCGTCTCGCAGATCATAGGGCGGTGGGCTCCGCAGAACGAAAACAACACCGAACGGTACGCGATCACGGTAGCTCATGCACTCAGCCGAACAGTGCACGACGAAGTCAATCTGCACGACTACTTTGATCTCGAACCCATGGTAAAAGCGATCATCCGACACGAGAACGGCGACCCACGACCGCATGGCAGGTCCACATGGTATTCACAGGAAATCATCGATGAGGCCCTGCGTCGAGCCGGCGTGATCAAGCCCGCCCCTCGAACAGTGAAGGAGACCGTCGTCGAGTCGCCTACGATCAAGGCTGCTGGAGGCACAGCCGCAGCGGGTGCCACCGTCGCTACCGTGGGCGGACTGGAACTGGTGCGAGAGACCAAAGCCCTCGTCGAGCCCGGCACCATCGCAGCCACAGTGCTCGGATTCATCATCCTCGGGCTCGCGGCGTACATCGGGTACCGCCATTTCCGCAAGCATAGGGATCGCACGTGAGCCTCGCGAATCGAGCGTTCAACTTCATGCGCGTTCTGTTCAGCGCCGTGACCCTGTGGTGTTTCTGGCTATCGACCAGAGAGCTGGCTGACAATGCGCTCGCAGGCGCCGAAATGGCTACCCGCGTCTTGGTGGTCATGATGCCGAGCGCGGCCGCATATTTCACCGCAGAGAAATGGGCCGAGACCAAGGGCGTGTCATCGTGAACACCGTCGATCCGAAGGCAAGTATATTTCACATGGACTGGACACTCAGTGCCATGGATGTGCTGAGCCTGCTCGGCATGGTGGCGCTGGGCGCAATGGTGTACGGATCGCTCGATCAGCGCGTCGAAGCAATCGAAGTCGATGTACGCAGCCAAGAAACGGTCATCGCGCAAGTGCCACCGTTGGTGCAGCGCGTCGCGTCAGCGGAAAACATGGCCACTCAATCACGCACAGATATCCGTGAGTCCCTCGCAGAGATCAAGGCCGAGTTGAGGGAGATTCGCAAGGAATTGCGCGACCCAGAAAGAGATCGCTGATGATCGCGTTCATCACCCAATGGGTGCTGAAAAAGAGCGGCATCGCCACCTACCTACTCATTGGCCTGTCCGCAGCGCTTGGCATCGCACTGATCACACTCGGCTTTAGGGAACTGGTCAACCGCAACGCACTGGCTCAGGCACGCACCACGCTCGCCACCATGCAGGCCGAACGCGACCTGCTGCGCCAGCAGTTGGAAGCCACCATCGAAGTCGCCACGTCCAACCAGCGCGTCATCGACACGCTCAGACTGGAAAACGAACGTCTGGTGGCTCAGTCCATCCGAATTCAGGCCGAAGCCGATGCCGCCGTCGCAGCAGCCAGAGCAGCCGAAGTCGATGCCAATCGCACCCTGAACGCGTGGATGGACAAATATGCCCAGGAAACACGTTCCGGCACGGATTGCGCCGAAGCCCTGACGACAATGGAGGCCGCATGCAGCGCCTTGGCGGACTATTGATCGTTCTGTCGCTGGCAGCCTGCAACACGATGCCAGAACGCGTCGTGGTGCCCAAGGCAGAGCTGGTCACTGTGACACGCATCGTCTACGTGCCCATCCCAGCCGCCCTCACCACACCACTGACAGTCGCTGAGGGACCGCTCGCCCAATGCCCGTCCATCGCACGCGAGCGAAGGGCCACGATAGAGACCTGTAACGCACGACTGGCCGAAATCTCAGCCATTCAAGGTACCGAGCCTAAGCCCAATGAGTGAACGTATCTCGGACGACGACATTCTGAGAGTCCTCGAACTGGTGGCTGACGGCGAATACCTGAAAGAAGCCTGCGCCATGGCAGGCATTTCCTACTCGACCGTGTTCCGGCGCCTCAATTCGTCCGAAGAATGGCGCGCCAAGTACGACACCGCCATGCTGGCCTGGGGCGAAGCCAGAGCGTCCATGATCGGCAAGGAAATCCGAAGCATGGAAGACGCCAAGATGGCTAATGTCATCAGTCGGCACGAACAATGGGCCATCGAAGCGCTGTGTCGCGCCAGATTCGGGAGGCTGCAACGCGTGGAAGTCGATGCCAACGTATCGCACCGGAACTACGACAACACGCATACGTCCGTGCTACTCAAGATGCTTGGCAGCAAACTCAAGGAACTCGGCGTATCGTCGATTGATGAGCTTGTCGAGCTTCAAACGGCACCGTTGCGGCAACCGGTTCTCATCGAAAACGAATCAGGTAAACTTACCGTATCCTCATAGGAGCGATGCGCTATGGCAACAATCACGCTCATTGCACCGACGACATCTGCCGTGAGCGGTGTCGAGGTGAATTTGTCTTCCTACAACGAAGGTCTGATCAGTGCGGACAACCTCGCGACCACCGAAACAGTCACGGTGCGGTTCCGTGGACAGACCGTTGGCGTCGGATTGACGGCGTCGGATCAGTCGGAGCAGTTGCCAGGACGGCAAATCTACACGGTCGAAAAAAGCGCGACTGCTGCCGCGTGCGGCGTCTACCTGTCGATCGGTAACGTCTGATAGCATGCGGCCATGCCGTGCTGCCCGTACTGGCATTCCGCCAGTACGGAACCGGACGGCTAGGAGAAACCCATGGCATTCAACCGCACTCGCTTCATCACGCAGAACCTCAATCGAGCGTTCAATCACGAACAGACCGTCGCCCTGCGCGGCGCAATTCCGGACACCTTGACGTGCTGGACGCGCGCAGATCAGACCGTCACCAACTCGATCACTCCGGTCGCCATCAGCAACTTGTTCGTTGAACTGGAGGCGGAAAACTACTACGGCTTCCGCCTGTTTGCCGGCGCAACTATCCCGGTAACCAACGGGATCCGTATCGACTTCAACGGCGGAAATGCGACGGCCACAACGTTCATCGCGCGCGTTGCCTTCTGGACCGACGCGGCATCACCACAGTATGAGTCGTGCACAGCGCTCAATACGTCGGTGTCAAGTGTCGCTGCCGGCACCGGACTCAGCGCGGAAGGCACGATCCTCGTGAACCGACAGGGCACCTTCCAGCCGACGTTCGCTCAGCAAGTCGCTACGGGTAGCACGGTCATCCTTGCTGGCGCCTGGATGCAAGTGTTCAGGCTCGGCAAGCGGTACGAAGTCACGCAGTGACGAAGGAGGCCAATGGCCTCGCAATCGAACCGTCTGCAACTCATCGAGCAGACACTGCTGGATACAGTAGCACGACGCGCCTTGCGAGAATTCGCAAGGCGCATTGCTTTCTTAGACGAAAATGAAGTCGTCATCGGGCAGTGGACGTTCACACTCCCGACGCTATTCGCCAACGGCTCCGCCGCCGCACCGTCTGTCGCTGCGTCTTCCGACCCCGATACGGGCTGGTTTTGGGTCAACCCGAACACGCTGAGAGCCTCCACAGGCGCAGTTGAGGCCATCATTATCGATGCGTCGCAGAACGTCGGGATCGGCACCTCTTCTACCTCCGATAGGCTTCACGTTCGAAAAGATGTGGCCGGCAACACGCGTTTTGTGGTTCACAATCAGGACCAAAAAACGTTCGTCGGTTCGCGGTACGTGTTTGGTGTTGAGCAGTATTCGTACGTCCAAGCAACTAATTCGGCTGAGACAAGCAACACTGACCTTTTTTTTCAGCCGTCTGGTGGAACCGTTCGAGTAGGAGGAATCGGCGGGCCTGAAATTGCCAGATTCAACGGCAGCAATGGAGCTTTTGCAAAGAAAAACGGTGCGACCACGACTTGGACGATTCGAGACCAAAACACCACCGACCTCTCTGTCGCTTCGGAAGGCTCGTGCGTCGTTCTGGCCGCCGGCACACATACGATCACAACGAACACCACATGGTCCGCGCGCACAATACGTGTCGAGCAAGGCGCACTCATCTCCGTGAACACCGGCGTTACGCTCACGATCAACGCAAACGTCGAGGCAGGGCTCTATCCGATCTTCACCGGACTTGGGACGGTGCTGTTAGGAAAGGACGTAGGAACTATTTATCCCGAATGGTGGGGCGCCGTACCTGACAACTCTACCCTGTGCACTACAGCTATTCAGTCGGCCCTGAACGCCGGCGTCATTACGACTGCCGCAGGATTTCGATTCGGAAGAAAGGTGAAGCTATCTCGTGGTGTCTATCGGTGCGGCCCCGTAGCTGCGGAAGCACCGATTACCATTGTCGGTGATGGCGTGATGGATTCCGCAATCATGTGCACCAGCGCTAGCGGCTGGGTAACGATCAGCCAGTCGCAGGAAGGTGACGTTGCTGAGCTTTCGTCCTTTTCCATCACGACGGAAGTCGCTAACACCAACGCACCGATCGTGTTTACGGGCGTCGTTCTGAGTTCCAGCAACTGGCCATCAATCCGATGCCGTAACATCCACATCTACAGCGCTGCGTCGGAATACTTCAACTCCGGATGGAGTTTCACCAACGCATGGCACTGGTTATTGGATGAAGGGTGCTTTTTCAGGGGCTCAACGACCGTAGCTAATTGGGCGACGAATGGCGCTCTGGTGCTCGGATCGAAATGCATCGACGGACGTGCGAACGATTTCTGGGTGTACGGGGCCGACTACGGAGTTAACGTCAACGCGAACAACTGCGAAGGCGTCCGCATCACTAACAGCTCTCTCGTAGCAGTAACGAAGGGCGTGTACTTCAACTTCCCTTCGGCCGCACCACCACACTACGAGATCAGCAGCACGCACATTGCTGCGTCGGATGCTTGCATCGAACTGCGTGGCACGTCAGCGCCGATCATCAGTAACAATCTACTGTATCTCGGGGACCAGGCAACACAGACATCGCCAGCCGGCGCCGCGTGTATCGTTCTGGAAAACGTCAACGGAGCGACCATACACGGCGGAAATTTCATTGAGAAACGAACCACATCAATCGGTGGCTCGCGATACGGAATCGATCTCATCAATTCGTCGCTGTTTCACATTGGCGGTAACTACTTCAACGACTGGACGATCGGCATTCGCGTTGGCGCGACGTGCTCCAACGCGGGAATTGAGCCAAATCGATTCTTCAACACCACCACTCCGGTTTCGTGCACCGTTGCGTCAATCGGGTACGAAAACTACGATTCCGGCGGGCAATTGATCGATGCGCGCCAACGCTCGCACGCACTCGTGTCGGCGTATCGTAATTCCGACGTGTCAAACGTGACTGGGGACGGCACCGGGTACACCATCGTATTCGACTCAGAGCAGACAGACCCAGACGGACGTTACGACCCATCGACGGGGAATTTCACGGCGCAGTATACCGGTTGGTATCACGTGAAAGGGCAAGTCACGATCGGAAACGTGGGCGCTGGTCACACGCGCGCAGAACTGAATGTGATCATTGGATCGTTCAACCACAAGTTTTTTTGTAACCCAGCGAACATGCGAGAGGCAACGAACAACTTCTGCTCCATACCCATCGATCAAGTGTTCCAAATGACGGCCGGTCAAACAGCCTCGATAGGCATCACGGTGTGGAATTCCACCAAAACGGTATCGGTGAAGGGCGCCAGCACCGAGGGCTGGACGTTCATGAGCGTGTTTCTGGCATGAGGCAGCACAATACTATGGCCAGCGTAGTATCGCGTTATGGATAAGACGCAAGCGACGCGCGATGCAGTCATCAATGCGCTCAAGATGACGCAGGCGCTCGAACGCCAGCTCAAGCGCAATGTGCTGTCGCTTTACTACCCTGACAAGGACGCATTCGGGTTTCATGCGCGCTCGAAGTATGAGCGTCACATGGAGTTCTTTCGACTAGGCGCGCAATATCTCGTGCGCTATGCGATGTCGGGAAACGGCGTTGGAAAGACAACGATGGGGGGGACCGAGTGCGCGTACCACATGCGCGGAGATTATCCGCCTTATTGGCAAGGGCATCGATTTGACGGCCCGATCGACGTGTGGATATGCGGCGACACGCACAGCACTGTGCGCGAGATTGTCCAGCGCAAGCTGTTGGGCGAGCCGTACCGAGAAAGCGAAGGTGGCGGCATCATTCCCGTCGATTGGATCGATCTCGATTCGATCACACGCTTGTCGCAACCGGCTGGCCGAATCGATACGTTTCACGTGAAACATATCTCAGGTGGAGTTAGCCGTGCTGTTCTGAAGACCTACGACCAAGGCGTCAAAACGTTCACCGGCACGGAGCAAGACTTAATCTGGCTTGACGAGCCGCCGCCATTCGACATTTACTCACAGTGCCTTGCGCGGTTTCGCGACCGACCGAACGCGCGCATGCTCATCACGGCCACACCGCTCGACATGGATCAAAGTACGCGCGAGCTGGTGCGCTTGTTCCTGGAAGAGCCCGATCCGTCGCGAATCGTCGTGCGCATGGGTTGGGCCGATGCGCCCCATCTGTCCGAGGAGTGGAAGCGGAACCAACGCGCTAACACCCCGCCTTATCTCCGGAACGCTGTCGAGTTTGGCGACCCGACGCGCATTGGCGGCGCCGTTTACCCGTTCCTGCAAGAACAGATCACTTGCGAGCCGTTCACGATCCCGAGGCACTGGCGGTTCGTGTACGGCATGGACACCGGATTCCACAACACGGCCTGCGTCTGGCTGGCAATTGACCCGGATACCGACGTGGCCTACGTCATAATGGATTACAAAGACGGAGGTACGGACAAAAACACCGGAGAAGTCGTCGACTACTCGATCCACGCCACGCGTATCCGGGCAAAGTCGAAGATTGCGACCACACTCGATCTGTGCCCAGGCGTTGGCGATTCGGCTGCCATCAACCTCAAGGATGGCAGCAAAATGATCGACCTGTACCGGCTGGCAGGTCTCGATTTGCAGCTGCCTGACAAACAGGTGACGGCCGGCATCGCGTCTGTGACCGAGCGGTTTGCCAATGGCAAGCTCAAAGTGTTCAACACGTGCTACAAGCTGCTGGCAGAACTGAAGGAATACTCGGCTGACGACCAGGGGCGGCCGATCAAGGTGAACGACCATCTGTGCGATGCGTTACGATATAGCGTGTTTTCTGGTATCCACATTGCCCAGTCCACAATGAACGTGGCCCGTCAAGCCATGCTGCCGAGAGTGAGCTTCGGATGAGCGTTCCAGCAGACATGATGGAGGGAGTCTTCGAAGAGACGCCGGAGATGCGCGAGGCCCGCGAGCAGGCAGAGTTTCAGCGTGCCCAGGAACTCGACAAGATCGGCGCCGAGTTGATGTCCAAGTTCAACGAAGCGATGGACTGGCGCACCGAGTACGAGCAGCGGTGGGCAAACGCCGACAAGCAGTTCCGCACGGGCATGGTGCCACTGAAGTCCGTCAAGGACGGCCAGCAAGCGCGCACAGAAAATCCAGGCATCCATCAACGCGCGCCAGACAATATCACCATGGCAAAGACCAAGGCGATCATCGCCAGGCGTCAAGACATGCTGTTCACCGACCGCAACTGGACCTTGCGCCCGAGCCCTGTTCCGACGCTGGTTCCGCATGTCGAAGCCGAAGTACAGAGCGAACTGCAAGCCCTGGCACAAGCCAAGGCACAGCAGGGTATGCAGGTAACAAAGACCGATCAGGAAGCGATCCGTCAGACCGTGGCAAGGCAACGCGCGCACCGGATGACGCAGAAGGCCGATGACCTGTTGCGCGAGTCGGACTACGACAAGCACGGACGCGCTGCGGTCACGTCGGCGTGCAAGTACGGCTCCGGCGTGCTGGAACTGTTCATCAAGAACGTCGTGCGCCGCAGCTTCGACGGGCAGCGGTTCGTGCTGAGCATCACACAAACGCTCGCTGTCGAGCACATCGAATTGGCCTGTTTCTTCCCACAGCCGTGCCGGCACATCAGCGAGGCCGAGTGGGTGTTCAAGCTCCACGTCATGCCCAAGCGCGACATCGCCAAGCTGGCCGAGCAGGGGTTCGACGTGGCGCAACTCAACCGACTGCTGGCCATGTCCCCATCGTGGGGCAAGTTTCAGAACGCAGTGCTGTCTCTTGGCTCCGATTCATCGGACGCTATCAAAGCCGTCAGTGGACGCTACCCGGTTCTGAAATACCGTGGTCCGATACCACGTAAGTGCTATGAGTATTTCGGCGTTCCCATCCCCAGTGAGAACGACCACTTGACCGAATTGCACGGCGAAGTCTGGCTGAGCCAAGGCATGGTAATCAAGGCCAGCCTAGATCCGATGGCAGCAGTCGGATTGCCGGCGGCCATTGGGTACTTCGTGACGGTGTACGAGAAAGACCCGAATTCTTGCTTCGGATTCGGCGTGCCGCACATCGTCGCAGCCGATCAAGATGCCGCAAACATCACATGGTCAGCAGCCCTTGCAAGCTCCATCCGGTCCAGCGTGCCCATAGTGAGCATTATCAAGCGGTACATCTCGCGCACGGAAGGGACGAGCTACGACCTGATGACCCCGACGCCCTGGGAATTGGACGGCACGGACGACATCCGCAAGGCGATCTCGGTGGAGCCGATCCCCAGCACGATGAATGACTCGCTGGCGATGTACGAGCGCGCCAAGGAGAACGCGGACGAACACGCCATGCTGCCAAGCGCGGCACAGGGCGAGGCGACGAACGCCACACCGCAGACCGCGAGCGGCCTGGCGATGCTCATGAATGCCGGCAACATCATCCAGCGCCACGCGGCAAACGAGTGGGACGACGAGGTGACGCGCCCGCTGTTGCGAGCCGTTGTGGACTTCCTACTGGCCCATGGTGGGGACCAGTCCATCATCGGCGATTTCGACGTGGTGCCTATCGCGTCGTCTCACTTGTTGGTCAAGGACGTGCGCTTGCAGCAGGCGTTGCTGTTGCTGCAACTCATGTCGTCAGACCCAGACGCTGCGATGAAGGTCAAGAAAGAAGTATTGATCGACCTGATTGTGAGAGACATGGAACTGCCATCGGATGAACTGCTGCGCTCGGACGAAGAAGTGGCGCAGAAGCAGGCTGAGGTGCAGCCGCAACCGAGTCCTGAACAGATCAAGGCCGAGGCGGCTCTTGCGACCGCAGAAATCCAGCGTCAGTCGGCGATGGAAGTGGCCGAGATCGGATTCCGCAGGGCAGAAATGCAGGCCATGACCGACGCCTACGTGGCTGACACCAACCGCCAGACGGCGATGATGAAGCTGGCGTCCGACGAAAAGAAGACGCTTGAACAGCTTGACGCCATGTTCAACATCAAGGCAATGGAGGAAGAAGGCCGGCGCGGGCGCGAGGAAATGAAGGCCAGCTTCAAGGCGTCTCTGGATCAGATGAAAGAAGAAACCAAGCGCATGAAGATCGGCGCCGACGCCGAGATCAAGGCGCGCGACCTGCTGGAGAAACGCGAGTCGCGTCGCACGCAGCTTGCTGTCGAGAAACCGGTAAGGCTATCCGGATGAAGACGTATCGGGTACAGCCTGGGTCTGACACCTGGAGAGCTGTCATGGTGTACGTGCATGAGCGCAGGGCCGAGCTAGCGGCTGAGCTGGTCGGGCGCGGGTTCGACCGCACAGGCGACGAAGCCCGTCGCGGCGGGATCGAGGAACTGGACAAACTGCTGGAACAACTGAGCCCTTCCGAGGGGGCATGACATGAGCGATGAATTCACCAAGATGATGCAGGCGCACATCGCCAAAGTGGAAAACCGAGAGGTCGATCGCGATGTCGTGGCAGGAGAGCAGGCCAAGGCTCCCGAGCCCGACAAGCCGGCGGTAGAGCCAGCCGCTGAACCCGTTCAGGAGGCAACCGCCGCAGCGTTACCGCCAGACAAGGCAGACGATTCTAGCGGCGATCCTGTCAAGCCAGTAGACAATAAGCCGGAGCCTGCGGCACAGAACGTTTCAGGTGTTGCTGAGGCGGCACAATCGTCCGCGCCCGCCGTTCCGGACATCTCTAAGCTGCCGCCTGAGTTTCAGGAGTGGTACAAGGCTCAACTGTCGAAGCAAACGGAACAAGTGACGCGCTTGAGCAACAAGGTCAAGACGCTCGCGCAAACGCTCAATCGCAGAGAGCATGAGATTGCAGACATGCGGGCATCTGGTGTATCTTCCGGACCCAGAGCCGCACCGTCTCGTCACAAGACCACTGCGGCCGAAAGTCCAGTCGGGACGCCGCCAGAGTCGGCCACCGTATCCCGTAGTGCTGTCACCGATATCTTCGCATCGTCGGAATGGCAGGCGGTCAAGAAGGACTTCCCAGAAATGGCGCTGCTGGAGCGCGCTGTCAGCAACATCGCTGATCAAGTCGCTTCGCATAAGACAGTCGCCCAGGCACCCAGTGCCGACGATGGAATGGCAGAACGGATCGCTCGTTTGGAAGAGCGTATCGAAGCCGCACGGTTCAGAGAAGTCGAAACGAAACACGAACTCTCGCGCCATGTCGGCGTCACGGTCAATCAGAAGACCGGACAAATCGTCCTCAACGCAGACGGCGATCCGATGGTAGAGCCTCGATCACGAGAATTCGCGTGGTTCTGGTACGGGCTCGATCCGGCTATTCGTCGCACGGTGGACTGGAACGACCCGGCCGAGATCGACGCGCTGTTCAACGATATGAAAGCGGAACTCGGTAATCGTTCGCCTGCGCCGGCGCAAGCCGCACCGGAAACGCCCACGGTACCCGTTTCGCCGCCTCAGAACGAAAACCTGGCACGCGCTGCCACTCCCACGATGAAGCCGGCAACGATCGTCAGGTCCAGCAATGCAAATTCCGCACCGGTTCCATTTGCGGATTCGATGCGGGATTGGCTCATACAACGCGGTTTCAACACTAACTTGTGACCCGGATCGCTCCGGGCACGCAACCCGGAGATGATCCATGGCACAGAACGTCTACACTAACGCTGCGTCGGGCAATCCGACCAACCGCTATAATGTTCCCGAACTCCTAGAATCCTCCAACGCGGTCGAGGTCATCGGCAAGACTGGCGTCAAGAAGTTTTCCATCCCGCAAAACAAGAACGAAGTCGTTTCGTTTTTGCGCGCCGTGACGCCAGAGCCGAATGTCAACGAGTCGCCGGAAGGTACCACGCAGGCGTCGCGCGCAATCACGTTCGAGGAGGCGACGGCTACGTTCGAGGAATTCGACGAGGTTTTCGAACACTCGTCGCGGCAGGCGCACCTTGGCGAGATTGACATCCTCAAGGCCGAGAAAGACCGCATCAAGGACTTGTACCGGCGCACGAAGGAAAAGAACGCCTGGTACACTTTCCGCGCCTGCAACAACGTCATCTATCCGTCAGCCGCGATTACTGCCCGCAACGGCGTGAACGCCCCGCTGACCCTCGGCCGGCTGCGCTTGGCAGCGACGCTGCTGGACAACAACCGGGCCGAGCGCCCGAACGAGATGAGTCGCGGCAGCGCTTTCGAGAACACCACGCCCATTGAGGCTTCGTGGGTGGTGCTCTGTCACACTGACTGCAAGCCGGATATCCGCGACATCCCCAACTTCGTCGTGCGCGCACGCGTTGGCGGTGCGACCGGCGATATGCTGCCGGAGTGGTTCGGCAACGTCGATGACTTCATGTTCGTCTGTTCGCCGGAGTTAGACCCGTATCTGGCTTCGGGTGCGGCGGTCGGCACGACTGGCATGCGATCTGCGGGCGGCACCAACATTGACGTGTACACCTCTCTGGTGTACGGCAAGAACGCGTTCGGAATGGGCGAGTTGTTCGGCTTTGGCGGCAATCCGGGCATGGAGATGTACGTGCTGGACAAGCCCGACAAGTCGGACCCGACCAACAAGCGGCGCAAGTGTGGCATTCGGTGGTTCGACCTGCCGATTATCCTCAACCAGAACTGGTGTGTTGCGATCGAACACGCCGTAACCGCCAACCCGGTCTAAGGAGCACTGAACATGGCACGTCGATACAGCAACCTCTACAACTCGATCGTGAATCGGGCTACCTCGGGTGGCCAGGTCGTCAACTCCACGTCGTACGTGTATGCCGGACCACACGCCCACACGCGTGGCGACGAAGTGGTCATCGTCGCCACGTACAACTTGGCAAACGGCTCGATCGCGTTCGCGTCCGCCGATGATCTGTACATTTGCCGTATCCAGGATGGATTACGACTGATGCAGATGACCATTTCGTCTGGTGACGACGACTTGGACTCTGGCAATACCTTCACCTTCGACCTTGGTTTCACGGGCTCGCTGAGTGCGATCTTGAATGACAGCACTGCCCTACAGGGTGGCGCAGAGACCACGCTGGGCATCGAGGAGTTGGAGGAAGTCGTGGTCCCGGCCGGCGGTTCGGACCTGATCCTGACATCGCAGGCCGGTGCGTTGATCAGCTCTGGCACGATCTACTTCACCGTTCGGGGCGTCTACCCGTAATCGGCGGGAGAAACCCGGTAGTGGTAGCATTCAGGGGCGGCAAAAGCCGCCCCTTTTCATTGGAGATGTCCGATGTCAGAAATCACCAACGACATGATTCCGCTGGCAGAAGCGGCCAAGAACATGTTCGCCACGTCAACGCGCGCAGAGCTTCGCGCGTACTGCCGAGAGTGCAACATTCCGATCGGCCCGAACATCGGCACCGATGCGATGGTCAAGCGCCTGATGGAACAGCTTGGCCTGTCCAGCAACGTGCAGCCGGTTGACAAGCAAACCAACGCCTACCGCGTCAAGCAATTCCGTGCGAAGGTCGATGTCACGCCACCGTACAACCTGACTTTCAATGGCATCTGGGGCGGTCGCCGGTATCGCATCAAGCTGCACAAGCCTGGGTCGGCGGTCAAGGCCGAGAAGGGCATCTTGCTTTCGGTCAATGGCAAAATCCCGTATCGAGTACCGTTCGGTGAGTGGGAACGTGTTCCGGCTCCCATCGTCAATCGCCTGCGCGAACTGACGCGCGCGGTGTCGATACAGAAGGAGGATGAGCAGGGCAACGTCACGACGACGTGGGAGCACTCGGAGCCGGTGTACGCTTTCGAAATCCAGACTGATCCGGCCACCGCCGATCGCGCCGAGTGCGCGAAAGACTGGTACTACGATAAGGGTCCGAAGTGGCTGTACGACCGCACGCCGCTGGAATTGCGGCAGATCGCCGAATACA